CTGCATCTACTGCGCTATAGAATACTGCTGAAGTACATGCCGAAACCGAAATAGCACTCATACTAGACAGGGTGCCGAATACTTGAGTGGCCGATAGTTGCCCTGGGAAATCCCATGGAGCCCTCCCTGAGTTAGCAGTATGAATAAAGGTCTTATCAGAATTAGAGGCCAGAGGAGCCCCTGCCCTATTAATAATCTCTAAAAGCCCATCATCTTCACACTTAATATTATTAAGGTTTAATTCTCCCATGTTCCCTGAAACAGCTACTTCAATGAGAGTAGGCATTCTAATTATTTCTGGTAGGGATGCTATCGCAGCAGACACAGAAGTAAAGACATTAGCACTTGTAGCTAAGGTATCGGGGATAGTAGCAGATACTACTAAAGCCATTCCAGGAATACTAGAAAGGGGGTAACCAAATTTTTCCCAGAGATATAGAGTCCTCTCTTCTAAATCATATAGAGGAAGGTTATCTTGTTCCCAATTATAGAAAGAAGAAGTATCGTGCTTAGTTACGAAGGGGTTCCAATAATCAAATATTGTTACCCCACCAGATGTGCTATATAAATCACTTGAATTAAACATTAGAACTGTAGGGTCCAGCGGAAGATTAGACTAAAATCACTAGTCTTAGTTATAGAAATAAACGGTCGATATGCTACTAAAATAGGGATAGCGGGGCTTTGCCCCCACGGATTTCTCATATATAAACCTACCTCACTAAGGGATGCATTATTTAAAGTCCCTCTATCTAATACTAAAGTATATCTTACTGAAGTATCTGTAACTTTATGTATATTACTAAATCGTATTCTAGCTAAAGGATATGGACCAGCACCAGGAAATCTATTCTCTAAAGTATACAAAGTCTCTAAAAATAAAGTAGTATCCACACCCCAGGAAGCCGCTGTAATGATAGGGGAGGTTAATGTATAAGTGGATGCTCCATAATTGGTAAAGCTTCCCCCAGAACCTACTAAAAAATTAAGTATTTGATAGTCCATTATCTGAGTTCCCCCAGAAGCAGCGAAGAGATGGGAAAATCCAACACCCATCCCAGAGGTGATTACATTGTGATCATCAAATACTATCTCTTCCTCTCCATTCTCATAGAGTTTAGAAATTTGTAAATGCCCCGTAGGTGTTAGTGCAGTAGTATTACTCATTATATTTATATAGGATAGTCTTAAGTAGTAGTCGAATCTATCAGGCTCAACTCCCAATCAATTATATAGGAAAATTCATTATTTTTAGCAAGTGGTGGACTAATTACTTTATAGGCACTAAGAAATGGGTTATCAATCCCAGCAGTACCATTAGGATTCTTTAAGAATAATCCCACTTCTTTTATAGTCTGATTATTAGCTAGATTTTCATCTATTAGTAATCTTACATTAGCAGTATTATCATTCAACGAAGTTACATACCCCTTAGGAATAACTAAAAAATCCTGAGCCGAAGTTATGTAGTAAGGTTTTTCTGCATGTATATATTGATATGGGGTAGCTGAAGGGTTATATTCAAACTGGGCGTTAGCCATATAAGCTTGTTCTCTAGGGGTTAAATTATGAACCGTATGCCCTGAAGTAGTTCCTCCTGGGAGCGAATCAGGAGAATGCACCCCAGATAAGCTCGATAATAAGGGGTAATTAAACACCTGTAGGGCTAGACCAGATACCACACCATTGTCATAAGATTGCAATCTCTCTGGGACATTATTCCACGAAACAGACACTCTATAAAAATTTCCACTAGGCCCAAACCCGGAGTTGGGGGTGCTGTAGCAGGTTGCTCCTGGGCCAGTTTGAGTAACATAGCCACCCTCCGCATCTGCTGGTGTATAAATAGCTCCCTTGGGGCAGAACACATTTCCAGAAACACCACCCCCGCTAACATCAGAACCATAAGTTGCATTCCACTTACCTAAGCAGGTTGAATTAGCAGCACAAGCAGTATACCCATCATATGACCCTAATATTTGGGGGGGATACCATTCGGCTAGAGGGTCCGAAGAAGATTTCTTTAAATTATATCTGTATTTAAAGCTGACCCTATTCTGCCCCGCTTTAACTTGAGCGAGAACCGCTGCTGTCCTATTATATAGCTGAAGTGCCCCCCCTATAGGAGTACTTGAAGAAGTTGATAAACTAGATGCATAATACTCAGTTGAATAATATATAGAATACGTCTGGTTAGATCCTCCTACATTCCAAACAGAAGGTTTAGTTCCGTCAGCATAAATATATTCAGTACTGGCTCTAACGCAACTTGTTATTCCTTGCACATCACTATCATTTTGATATTCTACACTCCAAGTAGGGGGAGAGAACGTAGGGCCAGACACGGTATAATCCGCACTTAACTCTAGTGGGTGTAAAAAATAATTCTCTTCTTCGCCTTCCCACGCATTAGCACAACCAGGGTTCCATGTTGTAGGGTTTCCGCTGGCAGGCATTGGTCTGTAAGGAGCAGACTTAAAATCATTTGTATACCCTAAGGATAATTTAGTTGAGTCGGGAGGGTCAATAAAATTATCAAAAAATTTAACAGAATCTCTAGGTCTTAATGAACCCAACCCATAAATATTTTTCTTTACTATAGCTATTACACTATCTGATCCATATAAAGAAGGGGTCATAGGGCTTTTTATAGTCCACATATTACTCTTTAAGTCGGCGGCTGGGACATCTGCTGATATATCAAAAGTACTTAGATTATAATTTTGCGTCCCTAACTGAAAATACCTAAACTGATAATCCTCTAGTTCTCTAGACCCTTTACCAGACAATATATTTACCATAGCATGTTTCATACCTTGAGCTATCTGATTAGATTCTTCTAAAAGGATTGTAGATTCTCCAGTCTCCTTATTAATCTGCTTTAATTTGAATTTACCTATCATAGGAACTTCACCTTCCAATATATATCCAAATCTTTATAATTACCAAATACTCCTTGAGTAAGGTTCTTACCTTGCATAGTTACGATACTATCAGTAAGAACAAGTTTATTAAAAAGTTTATATCTTCTTTCTGGGTCCTCTCTTGAATCAACATGCCCTGTTGGGGAAGAATAGGGGGGTATTACATTAATATTATCCTCTCGCATCTTAACTAAATCTAATCCCCACAAACCTAAAGTATCCACCCCGCCAAAAGCATTTAACCAACCTAACGACCTCTGGTTTCCTCCCGCATTCGACCTTAGATGAAGCTGGTATGTAATCTCTCCCGTGGAAGAAAAATCAGGGTTAGCTATTTTAACAAAATCATCGGCTCCTCCTGGCAGTGGAGCCACTGTAAGCGGTGGGGATAATTCTATATAACCAAATCTATCTGTCCTATAACTTCCTATACCATTATAATGTAGAGTGTAATTGGTGAAATTATTGTACCCATTAAAGTCTAACGCGGAAACAAATATCAAATTAGTAAGATATTCGGGTGTCTTAACCCCAAAGGACCCCATATAAGCCACATGCCTTCCTATTTCCGAGGTATACTCATCTGTATAAGACCAATTAGTATTGTAAGAACTTAGTTGTAATGTATTTCCCAAGTCTAAGGTATTTACATTCTGCCCTTTAGTAAATTCAATACCCAGAGCTTCCTCTACAGAAGTTCTAGCACCTGTAGTTAATTCTCTATCATTTGGATGTGGAGAGGGCGTAACAGAAGATGTATAGGGTATGTACGCTGAAGTTCCTTTGTTACTCGTCTGCTCCCCATAAATAGCACTAATAGATAATCCCCCACTACCACTTGCAATATAATAGTTATACTCTTGCGCACCCGTTGGTACATAAATACCATACGGCTCAGTGCCATTAAGCAAGGAGAAGGCTAACGTATTATCTCTGGGGTTCTGGTACGAGGAAGTTTCAACATAGTTAGTAGGTACTTTACCCAACTCTAATTGGGGTCTGGCTATATAAAGTGATCCCGCCGATCCATCAACTTGAGCCGTAGAACCATAAGCAGCCTCAGGATCCATACCAATTGATGGAAATATCGAAAACATAGAAAAGTCAGCAGTTGTGGCAGCATCAGTAGTTAAAAATACTCTATACCAACCACCATCTAAATCCCTAATCCCCCCCGTCCAACTCGCAGAGGAGTTGTCATCTTCTAAAGATGCTCTCCCAGAGGAATCCCACATGATTAAGGTTCTAGCAGTACGATTACCATGAAAAAGAGAAAATGCTGACTGGCCCATATAACCACCAGTAGCACCTGAAGATACTTGAACAGGTGGGTTGTCTCTATTAAACTTTACATCAATAGATGCAGTCATTTGAGTTCCACTAAAGAAACCCGCAGAAAACTCACCAGCAGCATTATTATACTTAATACGCTGCGAAAGTACCCCACCAGAAGTATAAGCAGTTAACAAAGAACCGCTCACTTCCGAAGAAAAACCAAGAACCATATTAGCGGAAATACTTATATCAGTTAAAACATACTTAGAGGTATCCTTTAAATTAGAGTTATGTAGGATATTAGTCGTAGTATAACTATGAGCATTTTTCTTAAAATGCTCCTTGTTCTTAGACATAGAAATAGCTTGTATCTCATAATTAGAAGAATCCAAACACGCTGTATTTGTAGATGTGGGGAATTTGATGGATGAGGGGGTAGTTAATAAATTAGTTATCTGTTCAGAGAACCCTACTGTGGTAAGATTGTCCTGCTGAACCAATAAGTGTTTTTCTCCACTACTAGCTGTTCCATATATTTTAACTGAACCCTTCATTAATTCTCCACATTTAACTCTACATACTGATTATTATTTGATAAATAATTAGGATACCTAGAAGTTTGAACCCACATTGGAGCCACCTTATAATTTAATCTACTACCACCTAAAGGACCAAACCTAGGCGCACTAATAGAAAATTGTCTAGACCCCAGATCTTGTTGTAGCCTATTAAACTCTCTTAGCACCCCCATTACCTGTTTTTTTGTATAAGGAACCTGAATTACTCCTGATCCTCGTATATTTGAACCTTTTGTTTTTCCTGTTATAGTTAGGTTGTTAGGAGCAATAATCGAATCTATACCTACTGTAAAGGGTCCTGAATATGGAATTTTGTTTAATAGTATATCAATATTATTAGCATCCGTCATCCATTTGGCTGCGTCATATAAGTTTATTTGAGAATATAATACTGTTTTAGATTGGCTAAATCCAAAAGCTTGAGCCTGTTGAAAAGTAACCTTCTCCCCATTTTTAGTAAATACATTTCCTAAACTATCGGATAATAATGTAGTATTGCTAGAAACTACATTATTTCGACTATCTATAAATCTAAAATTATCACTCATAGCTTCTTTAGCCCTATCATAATTATTATAGACAAAAGAATGACGTAAATGTGCCCTATCTGCTTCTCTGGAATCTTTAACAGAGATATAATCTATAATACTATATTTATTGATTTGAGTTCCTAAATTTATAATTTCAAAGATATAATTTTGATTACTTCGATGAACTTTATTAAACTTTTTGTAATAGAATAGAGGAGTTTTAATAGGCTGATTAAAAGTGTTAAAAGAAATAGTAGTTGCTCTAAAATCCTCTTCTGCTATATTTAATAAAACATCTTTATCAGATTTAGTTAAGAAGCAAGATTCCTCTGAGTTAGCGGGATAAGTTTCAGAGTAGTCTAAAGTATGAATTAAATTTTGTTTAACGTACTGAGTAGCATTAGTTCCTGACACTACAGCAGAAGAAGGAATGTAAACCCATTTTCCGTTAGGCATATAATTCCAAAAACCACTATTCCCATGTTCATCTACCTCAGGAGCAGTATGTATCCACACCCCGAAAGCTCCTCCACCTAGTAGATTAGAATCTTTAGTTCCTATAGCCGCATTCAAAGTTATTTCAAACGCATGTTCTGGAATTAATAAATTAGTGTCCTTCCCATAATCTTTTAAACTAAATCTAAGTCTAGGGAGCCCCCCCGTAGGCTCACTAAGAATAATATTATTATTTATTAAATAGTTACTGCTACCACGGGAAGCTGTACTAGGATCTAAATCAATTATAGTAAACTTTGAGGTTCCAGCACTAGAGTCTACAAACTCTACACCCGATAATAGATGAGGGTTTCTATACTCAGTTCCCTGTACAGGCAATAAACTAACTGCACTTGCTGTTTTATTGTTTAATGCAGATATATCTTTTACAGCAAAAGACTTTATATTCTGAAGATTCTTGTTAATTAGCTGGGAACTGACTCCAGTATTTACACCCGACCCATCAACTGTAAATTTAGCATTATACAAGAGCGGTCCAAAAGTATGTGCTAATATATTCAAACCCCCATCCTCAATAGTCTCTATTGTAGAGTTACCTACTCCATGACTAGAGAAATATTTTATGTAATCTAAAAATAGTTTCTGTATACCGTCTTTTGATCCTCTACTCATCACTCTCTTGCCCAAAACTATATCATAAATCTCATCTAAATCAAATTCATACTGATTCCATAATACACTTTTCAAAGATGCAGACGCATCTAGATAAGAAGAAACATCTAATAGAAACTTATTTTTTATAGCTAAATAATTAGCTTCTGCTTCTATTTTAGAATCTATAAAATCATGAACAAGAGCATAAAACTCAGGGGTTCTATCCCTGGCTACATAATGATTACAAGTTCCAGAGGTTATAGCGGTTAAACCTCGTATAGGGAATGTAGACGATGCAGCTATTCCACTCATATCATTATCGGAATTTAAATCCCAACACTCGGTCCATACATCTAAATTATAAGGAAATGCAGAAACTTCGTACAAATCTAAAGGATTAATAACCTTATGATAATTGTATATCATATTTAATAACCCAAGAGATTGATACTCTACATTTGAATTAGTTCCCGCATCACTAGTATTAAAATAAGAGGGCATATTAAACCCTGTTCTACTATACAGACCACCCTTCTGAAGAGTTTTAGAAAAATTTCTCCGTCTTAAATTATTTCTAAATACGTCTAGCAGTTGCGGAGATCCTGTTCCCGAACCCATTAAATTAATTTTGTCTATAGGGTTATTTATAAAAGACCTATCAAAAACAGGTTTATAAGTATGATCTACCGTAGCTCTGCTGGAGTTAGCAGGAGGAGTATAGCTACTTCCCATAGTCCCAGGAACCTTTGTTATATCCACTCCTTGATCCCAAGCCCCCGACTGCATCCCCGACACTGGGGTATCATACATCCAGTACCTTACAGAAGGACAGGTATACTCATGTAAAGAAATAGAATCTAAAGCATCCAAATTAACCCTAACTCTAGGGATAGATTTTGCTGGGGAGAAGTCATCTACCACCGCAAGAGATTGCAAAAAATCATCCTTCAAAAAATCCTTTGATAGAAATAAAGTTCCACTAAAGGTTGTACTAGATACATCTACATCAAAATGAGAGGATTTACCATTCCATAAAGGGAAGTAATCATACTTATCCACTTCAAAGTTATCTATCAGGGAATCTCTATTTGGGGGCTGATGTATAGAACTTGTTAAAAAGAAAAATCCATTATTATAGTACTTAGGGCCTATACTTCCTTCAGTAGTATTAGACTCTATAAAAGATCGAAATTCAGATACTGTAGCAGCATCTACACCTAAGCATATTAATTCTCTCTCTAAAAATGCCGTTAACTCTTCTGATATCTCACAATCCTTATAAAACTTTTCCTCTTCCCAAGGAGGAATAGGAAAATTTCTATTTCTATAATAAAATACAAATTCTGGGTTATTTAAATCAAACGCAAATTTCTTTATATAGAATAATTCGGGGAATAACTTAACAGCTTTCAACAATATAGTATCTATTACATAACGTACATTGGTGTCCATATAAGAAGGATCATAATATCCCCCCGCATACCAGTTTGCCATGTCTTGTGTCCATGATTTGAAACTACTGAAAACTGTAGTCTCAGTTTTCAGTAAATAATAAATAAGATTAGGGACATAAGACTCATAAAATTCTGATATACTAGACGATTGAAACGAAGTGTTGGGTAGTACAGTCGTTAAGGCATTGTATAACCCTTCTTTAGTACCTTTCTGTTTATACAAAGTAATTGCATTTCGTAACTGTCTCCTCCACGCTGACGGGCTAGACCCGTATAATTTCCATCCAATTAAATCTGATAAGTAGGGGAGTTGGTTATCTGGGCAATTTTCAATATCAAATATAGAGGCTAACTTAGTTACGCTATTATTAGTATCGAAAAAGGAATACGAAAATGCCTTTATAAGTTTAGAGAAGGGTCCTGCCTGTTCCTCACTAGTTAAAAAAGTACTATTAGTTATGTAATTAGAAAACGCATCTTTAACATATGTATCCCCTCTATCGGCATACTGATTACTATAAACTACATCTACTAAAGTTTCTAAGGTATTTCTATTCTGGACCCCACTGGTATATGTAGTGGTTCCTGGTACAAGATTTTGGGGGAGTAAAGACGTAGAAACTCCAGACAAATCTTTCCAGTCTTTCCATATATAATGTGAAAGTCCCTTTATACCTTTAGTAGTATCAAATTCCTCACCATTAAAGTAAAGATTTGTAAAAGCACTAGCTACATATGAAGATGGGGAATAGGAACTAGTAGTGTATCCTGAGGTATTTAAGAAATATCCCCACCCCAATAAGCTAATTAAGTGTTCGTGAGTACCACTAGCAGTGTCAGCAAAAGCACTAGAAGTATCAACTGCTAAACTAGATGAATTAAGTGTTATCTTAGGAAGAATTGCAGTCTCTAAAAAAGATTTAAAGGAGGCAGAAGTAGTATACTCTTTGGCACTGTACCCCATAGGCTCGAAAAGCCTTAAGTTAAGTTGTCTAGCTGTTATATCAGTTAAATTATTTTGTTTTACAAACCACCTAGAAAGACCCTCTACAGTACCCATAGCTGAAAAATTAGTTGTAGAGGATATATTAAATAAAGAAGACTGCTTTATACAAAAGTTAATATGACTATTAATTAATTCATCGTATATGGATCTCTCCATACCACTTATAGAAAAGTCTTTTTCAAAATAGACTTGAGGAATTACATTTTTTATATCCTCAAGATAAGTTCTTTTGTATAAATTTCTTTTAGCCATTAGACGTAACTAACATTTATCACTAAGTTATTTAATTGAACAACTTCATTAAAATCAACTAAAATATTTTCTTTAAAATTATCTACTTCAGAAAATCTGACCTCGGTAGTTTCAAAAACTACTCTCATCAAATCAGAAAAAACTATTGAGTCTCCAAAATCTATTTTATCTGATAAAAAATACTTTTGTATTTTTTGGGATACTTCTGCTACTATACCGCTTTCCATACCTTTTAGAGATTTATCTACATGAATTGTCATAACTAAATCTAAAGTTCTTATAAGACCATCAGAGAGAACCACATCATCTGTTATCATTTTTTTAGAACTCATGGCTTCTAGTAATCCATTTTTAAAGGATAAAGAAGCTTTTTGTAACTGAAAGTCGGTAGCTTTTTCTAATATAAAAATATCAATTATGTTAGCAGAGCTATATGCTTTTCTAGTTGAAGCAACAGCTTTACCTACCGTGCCAGCAGGACCTACATAGGTACTGGCAAAAGCAGTATAATCCTCTAACGAGACTAATCTATCCTGCTGCTTGAACGAAAGAGGTCCGTATTTCTTAGCGTGAGCTACTGTTTCGGCTCCAGTCCCCCCAGTTGCTAATTGAGTTTGAGTTACACGAACACTACTAGAGTCCCCATCATAAGTTGGGCCATCCAAGGTAGCATTAACAAATCCATCAGGAGTATTACCTCTTGTACCTCCCCCTACTCTATAAGTAACATAATAATTAGATTTAGGGGTAGGGGATTTTCCATTACTTCCGTCCCCAAATACTAACTTAACTTTATAATTATCTAAATAAACTGCTTGGAATATTTTATCATTAGTAGAAGATGCTTGATAAATATTATTTACTTGCCTATAGGACCCTGAAGTAGTGCTGTTTACACCACTAACAAATACTTGAACACTGTTTTGTATAACAGGCCCTTCGTCTAGTGTAATACTTTGGGCGGTATCTATATTAGAAAAAATACCTGTTTGGGTAGCAAAAGCCCCTTCAAGCATTACAGCCTCCCAAATACTGCTACTATCCCCAAACCAATTAGATTGATCAAAGGATATATCTGCTCCATACGTTGTTAGGTAGTCTACTATACCATTAGTAGCTTTATACAAACTATAATTTAGTGGTTGTTGGTCTTGGGGAGAAATTACAGATACTACCCTGTTAGCTACAGGAATGGTAAGAGTGCCATCTAGTTCCCCTGTTTCTCCATCTATTGATAAGTTAGCTGTCGCTTGCGCTGAAGTTGGACCTTTCATTGAGATCCCTACTAATTGAAATAATTTTCTAATGCTTTCCCTATCCTTAGCTGTATGTAAAAAGTTTTCATGAGCAAGCATATCAGCCTTCATTGACATAACAGTTCCCATATATGCAACTAATTCTACTAACATTAGTCCTAAATCAGACTCTACAAAGTTATTATAATCTAAGGGATAGACAAGTTTCATATAATTAAGCAGACCTGCTCTTAGAGATGCAAAATCTGTGGCTGTAAAATCTATAAGTGTTGATTTTTCATTATCCACAAAAGACACCAACTTCATGAAATCAGAACCTACACCTGTAAACGGTACTGTTTGGGTAGAATTACTCATATTACTATATCAACATCTAATAGTTGGTCTCCATTTTTAGGAATTATACTTAATTGTATTTTTAGTCCTGGCATTCCAAATCCAGTTAAATTCTCGTCTTGAAAAAATCTTATACTCATAACTTTAATATTCTTGGCATATTTATTAATAGCGGTCATTACTTCTTCTGCGGCAGCCTCTGCTAAATCAGATGTTAATGGTTCAAACAAGTATTGTCGTAATCCAACCCCATAATCAGGTAACATTACCCGCTCTCCTGGGTTAGTAAGAAGTAGTTGTGTTAATTGGCCTTTGATTAAAAAGTTACTGGTTGCCTTATTAAAATACGGCTGTCCTGCAACCCCCCCAGTAGGCCAAGATAACCCAATAATATTCTTAACAGAAGTTTCTATAACTTCGTGTTGAACTTGTGGGGAAGGTAGTTTGCCGTATAAAGCCATTATAAATCTATATTTTCGAAGAATGTTTTCTGATGAGTGTAATTAGTTAAAACCTCACTATTATCTAGAGCTTTTGAATAAATCTTTAAACTTCCTACATACCCATTATACGAACTTATAAGCCCAGCACCAGTATCAAGGAATCCACCAGACGAAGTAGCAAGATCAACTGGCCTCCCATCCGTCCAGCCTCCTCCAACTATCCACGGAGTAAAGAAAGTATTGTTTTGGGGTCCTGTATCAAACAAGTCTACTCCAGCCTTTTGGTTTACAGTACTTTCTTTGTACTCAAAACTGCTGGTAGTAGAAGTCCTTGGGCTTATAAAAGTTGGAAGTTGTGGTGATCCATTCTTGTCTTTACCAAATAAAGCACCTAAAGGAGCTTTCTTTATAAGAGATCCATTAACATATAATACTATCTCATCTTTAGGTGGATCAAAAACAACACTTATATTAATAAAGTTATTAATACAGTCTGCTAAACTATTTCCATTTACTGTAGTTTTATCAGATACAACAAATCTAAGTATCTCCCCCTCCTCTGTCTCACAACCAAAAGACTTAGCGAACCCTACAGAGCTTGTATTGTAAGATCTAGTAGGTGCAACGAAAAATACTGTTGAGGGAGTTCCTATATTTAAAGTACGCTCCGATGCAGCGGCGTAATAAGAGATGCCTAATGTAGCCGAAAGTCCTGAAGAGGTCAACGCTACCCCATCTTCGTCTGCACCAGAGGTATATAAAAATACGTCTGCTCCATCAGAAGAAGGGACATATCCATCCCCTGGGTAAGAAATTTTATAACTTATCTTGCTATTAGTGGCTACAGAGAAGGTTCCACTAGCTTGTTGATAAGCTATAGGGTACTCATAAGTAGTAGGTACTCCCGCATCCTCCCCAGTCCCAGCAGAAAGCACCCAAACCCCAGTAGATTTGGTTGGATAATAATGACTCTTAGCGTTAATAGGGTCGATATCATCTATAATGGCACCAAAATTTTCTCTAGGGTTAAAATCATTTGTTCCTGGGGGCACTGCGCTTCCTTCAAAGTACATTCTTGGGTCTCTAGACCACCCCATAAGCATACCTTTAACGAAATTAGACGAGTCCGTTAAGGTTATTGAGGATGTAGCATCCGTTCCACTAACCCCTCCTGTGTTCTCACAGCCTAAAAGAACCCTATAGTAATGAGCATTGGCCCATGACCCCCCAGTGGAACTAAAATTAAAATCAAAAGCACTTGTATTGTATGGATGCTCCCAAAAGCCATCAAGCTGATTATGAAGTCCAGGCACGTATGTCCAGAAATTAATAGTTGCACCACTAGTAGTATACATTAAATCTCTATACTCATCTGTGTC